GAGGAGTGGTGCAGAAACATATTAAAGAAACACTGGACTAACGTTCCCATTAAATCAGATGTAAAGGAATTGGCTAATGACCCAGAAAGACTTGTTCCAGATTGCGACATCCTCACAGCAGGATATCCTTGTCAGCCCTTCTCCCAAGCGGGAAACCGTAAAGGCAAAGAAGACCCACGCCACATCTGGCCGCACATCCGCAAAATTGTTGCATCCAAAAGACCCTCTTGGGTTGTTTTCGAAAACGTTTATGGTCACATCAGCTTGGGACTCGACGCTGTGCTCCTTGACTTGGAAACCGAAGGCTACGCCACAAGGACGTTTATTGTTCCAGCTAGCGGCATCGGCGCACCCCATAAGCGAGATAGAGTCTGGATTGTGGGCTACACCGAACACAATGGACCATCTACCACTGCGCTCCAAGGAGAGCATGGAGAGAATGAAAGAGGGTCACAGAAAGGGCAGGAAGCGCCCCAGCAATTTACGGGAACAGGTGAATCCAGAATACGTGAAGATGTGGGCAACGCCAAGGACAACGGATGGGACGGGCGGCCCACGCCAGCTGGACGAGAAGGGTCGGAGAATCAGCCTAACGAATCCAGACTTGAAGTTCGGGGCGAATCTAGCAGACCAAGTACGGATGTGGCCGACACCAACAACCAGAGACCACAAGGGCGGATATCAGGGGGGCAGGATACGCAACGGCAAGGTGTCGTGGGACACACTGGATGTAGCAGTGCAACACACAGACAACCAAAACAAAACTGGTGGACAACTGAACCCAATGTGGGTAGAGTGGCTAATGGGATACCCAAAAGGGTGGACAGACTTAAAGGACTAGGGAACGCCATCGTTCCTCAAATTGCACAACAAATTGCTGAATCAATAAAGGTAGTAGAAAATGCCAAAAGACGTTAGAATTAGACTAGAAGCAGACAGTTCCGCAGAACTACAAGAAGACATAGATAGGTATCACAACTCTTACCCATCTATAGGATATGATACTAAGGTTATTAAAACAGACCTAGAAGATGGTAAGTATATTGCTTATGTATCCCGTTTAGATTCCTGTGATTGAGGCTAGGTATGAGACACGAAGATTTTATGAAAAAAGCTATGAAAGAAGCGCACAATGTTGATATGGTTAATCACCCACCCCATTACAAAAAGAATGGGATTGAGTGTATTGAAGCTATCAAAGCTGCTTTAACTGCAGAAGAATTCAGAGGGTATTGCAAAGGTAATACTCTCAAATACACGTGGCGGGAACGCTACAAGGGCAAGTCTGTAGAGGACTTGCGGAAAGCGCGGTTTTACTTAGACCGTTTAATTTTGGAACTAGAAAATGAGCAGGAAGATAAGAGCTAGCATTACAATATCTGCTTCTATTGATTTAGATGAATTTAACGCTGACGTTGATGAAATTTCGGATACTGTAAGAGAATACATAGAAGATTTATTGTTTGATGTTGAAGGTATCAAACCTGCTAAAATTAGCGTGAGGATGACACATGAATAACCAATTACCTACAGATTATCAGAATTTTATTGCCCTATCTCGTTACGCGAGGTGGAAGGAAGATGAACAACGTCGGGAGACTTGGAGTGAAACTGTATCCAGATATTTTGATTATATGGCTGACCATCTGCATCATAAACACGGCTATAAGCTTCAACCTGCACTGAAGAAAGAACTGGAAGAGTCCGTGCTAAGTCAGGCAATCATGCCTAGCATGAGAGCGTTGATGACTGCAGGGCCAGCACTAGACCGCTGCCACGTAGGTGGATACAACTGTTCATACGTACCTGTTGATAGCCCTCGTGCGTTTGACGAGACCATGTACATTCTTATGTGCGGTACAGGGGTAGGCTTCTCTGTTGAACGCCACTGTATCGAAAAGCTACCCATGGTAGCGGAAGAATTTCATGAAACCGATACTGTAATTAAAGTTGGCGACAGTCGGCCTGGGTGGGCGAAGTCCCTCAAAGAACTGATTGCTATGCTGTACACAGGCCAAGTTCCTAAGTGGGACGTGTCTGATGTGCGTCCTGCTGGTGCTAGGCTTAAGACATTTGGTGGCAGGGCATCAGGCCCACAGCCATTGGTGGAGCTGTTTGAGTTCGTTGTACAGAAGTTTAAAGGTGCCGCAGGGCGCCGGCTATACCCAATTGAGTGTCATGACATCATGTGTAAGATTGGTGAAGTGGTAGTCGTAGGTGGTGTACGCCGCAGTGCATTGATTTCATTGTCTAATCTCAATGATGACCAGATGGCACACGCTAAGTCAGGCCAGTGGTGGGAGAATGAAGGCCAACGTGCGCTAGCTAATAACTCCGTAGCCTACAAGCAAAAGCCTGAGATGGGCACATTTATGCGTGAGTGGTTGTCATTGTATGACAGCAAGTCAGGTGAGCGTGGCATCTTCAACAGACAATCAGCAATCAAGCAAGCGGCTAAGAATGGTAGACGTGATACAGACCATGACTTTGGGTGTAATCCGTGCAGTGAGATTATATTACGCCCGTATCAGTTTTGCAATTTGTCAGAAGTAGTTGTACGTGAGAATGATACAATTGATGTGCTGAAGAACAAAGTACGTCTTGCAACCATACTTGGTACATTCCAGTCTACACTGACTAACTTTAAGTACCTTCGTCACGTATGGAAGAAAAATACTGAGGAAGAAAGATTGCTTGGCGTTTCACTTACAGGAATTATGGATAGCACATTAACTGCTACTGCTGGTAATAAGCTAGAAACCCTGCTTGAAATGTTACGTGATGTTTCTGTACAGACTAACAAGGAGTTTTCTACTAAGCTTCAGATTCCTCAGTCTACTGCTGTAACATGCGTAAAGCCTAGTGGCACTGTGTCCCAACTTACTGACGCTGCCAGCGGCATCCATGCACGGCATAATCCTTATTACATTCGTACTGTACGCGGCGACAACAAAGACCCGCTCACACAGTTTCTAGTGTCTGAGGGTATTCCTGCAGAGCCTGACGTAATGAAGCCCGATAGCACCACAGTGTTTAGTTTCCCAATGAAGTCACCACAAGGTGCGGTAACACGTACTCAAATGACTGCTATTGAACAGCTTGAACTGTGGCTTACATATCAGCGCCACTGGTGCGAACATAAGCCTAGCGTAACAATTTCGGTTAAGGAATCGGAATGGATGGACGTTGGTGCGTGGGTCTACGAACACTTTGATGAGGTTAGCGGTATCAGCTTCCTACCATTCAGTGAGCACACGTATCAGCAAGCACCTTATCAAGACATTGATGAAGTACAGTACAAAGAGTTCTTGACTAGGATGCCAAAAAGGGTAGACTGGTCTAAGCTACAGGACTTTGAAAAAGAAGATACTACATCAGGTGGACGTGAGTTAGCGTGTACCGCAGGTGTGTGTGAAATTGTAGACATTTCAGCAGGGTGAGGATACCATGACTAATAACAAAGCAGTGGACAGGTTTTATCATGAAGGGCGTAAGTCCTTCAGTGCGGCAGAAAAATGTGGTAAATACTACCACATACCCGCTAATCCGTATTCAATGGATTCTTTTCGGGGTAAGGAATGGCAGCGAGGCTACAATTTTAGCTATTTCCAAAACTTAAAAAAGGTTCAAGCACAATGAATGGAAGAGAAAATCAAGTCCGCCGCTTTCAAAAAGCCATGGAACAGCCCATAAATACGGAACTGTCAAGTAAACAGCTTATGCTACGTATGTCTTTTATTGATGAAGAAGTAAAAGAACTGCGTGATGAAGTCTTGACAGCTGTTAAAGAACTTGAAGAAACTGCCACAGTTTCACACCAAGTACGTGTAAATCTGTTGAAAGAATTAGGTGATGTAATGTATGTTGCATCAGGCTTTGCCGTAACTTTTGGCTTGCCTATTTCTAGAGCTTTTGATAGGATACACGAATCAAACATGAGTAAAATGGTTGATGGCAAGGCTCTTAAGAATGACGATGGTAAAGTCATGAAGGGGCCAAACTACCAACCACCAGCACTAGATGATTTAGTGCATGGACAACTAGAACTGTTTTAGGAGACTTAAATGTCAGATGACGCCCAAATGATTACCATTGATGGTAATGAATACAATTTTGAAGAACTAGAAGGTAACCAGAAAGCTATGGTTAATCATGTTGCTTCGTTGAACAACAAGATTGCGCAAGCTAGGTTTGACCTTGACCAACTAAATGTAGCACAAAAAGCATTTAGTGATATGCTGGTAGCTTCTGTAAAAGAAACTAAACCAGAACCCGAGAAAAGCAAAAAATAATGGAAAATTTGGAACCAGTAAAAAAAGACCGTAAAAAGTTTGATTTAGATTTGCAATACGGTAAGGTTCGTGAACAACGTATCGCTGACATGCTTCAAAATAAAAAGATTGAGGTGAAATCAGAAAGGGATATGTGGGCACGTACCGGCAACATTGCTATTGAGTATCAATCGTACGGCAAGCCAAGTGGTATCGCTGCCACAGAAGCTGATTACTGGTTCCACAATTTGTGCATCGGTGATGATACGTTTGCTACACTTGTGTTTAGCACTGAGTCACTAAAAAGAATTATAGCTAACCTTGACTACAAGAAAACAGTTAAGGGCGGCGATAACTACGCCTCTCAGATGTATCTTCTGAATATACAAAAGCTATTTTCATCTGACGTAATTAAAGCATTTAAGGAAAACGAAAATGGCATCAATGAAGACGCTATCAATACACAGTGAGCTGGATGTACACTTGAGTATTACCAAACAAGGTATAGGCGTAACCATATCAGGCGAAGAAGCTGAAACTTCATTTAGTGAATATACATGGGATGAGCTGTCTGATGACATGATTGAACAACATGCTGTACCTGTGCTAGCCAGCAATGACTATAAGATAAGCAAAGACAGCCGCGACTTTATCAAAGAGGCGGCACAAAAAATGCGCTATGCCGCCAGTAAAATGGCACAGCGCACTGATAATATGGATGTTGTTGATATTAGTTAGGGATTAGTAGTCCCATACATACCTTGGACTGA